ATGTTATTATTAAACCAACGTGTTAATTCTGTTTTAGTGAATGTTTGGTCTACCTCTAATGTGTCTAAGCATTCATCAATCACCAATGTATAAGCAGACAAATCTAACCCTAAGTCTGTAGCAATGGAAAGCATCTTAAATAGATTGTGTGTACTGACAATATTAGCTCCATTCTCTACTAAGTGTTTAAATCCTAGTTCTTTGCTACCATCACTGTTCTGATTGCTAGGATGACAGAAACTAAGTGCTGATTGTGGTAAGTCTAAGTTATAGAATGTAGGCATAGCATCACTCAATAACAAAGCATCTTCATATTGTGCATCACCTTGCTTAACCTTACGTGGCTTTTGTGTGTCACAACCAATAACCGCTTCTGTACCTGCAATACGATGTGCTTCGCTCAAGTATGGACTAATATAAATAAACTTTTCAGGACTAGCACCAAATACAATTTTATTAGATTCTTTAAGCATGTATTCAATGATTGTTTGAGTTTTACCACTACCCATCATAGCATCCCAAACAACAAATCTATTGTTCTTAGTTGCACTAAATAATACTTCCGTGTTAATCTGTTTACGCATCTTTCTTCAACTCCTGTGGTTGTTTTGTGTTTAAAAGAATGTATTGTAACACAACTTTAGAAAAAGTCAATAGGCTTACTTATTGTTAGTAGCATACCATTACTACAGTATTGTAATTTTTAAGTCATCACTATGAACAATATTTCTAGTGTTTTAAGCAACAATAAACAACAATAAAACTTAGTTATTTTTAACTGTTCTAAACCTGTTATTTTTAGAAATAAACATTTAGTGTGTTTATTTTTTTTTCAAACCCTTATGTAGCAAGGCTTTCAAGGGGTACATCTATTAGAAAGGAAAAGAATAATTCTTTAAAATTCTCTTATTAAGATTAGATTATTTTGGCTGTAACAACAGCTAATAAAATAAAAAAAACTATAAAGTATTATTAAGATTATTCATAAGCGGTAGCTTTAATAGCTTAAAATATTATAAAGATTATTTAACTTATTAAGCATAATAAAATAAAAAATTAAATTAATTTCTGTTATTGCTACAGCTTCAGCTATTTTTAACTGATTCAAAACAGACTAGAACAACTATAGTTTTTGTTACTAAGAAAGTAAAGATTAAATTAAATTATTTTTGTTGCTAACTAAATTTATTTTGTTTGGTTGTGCTAACTAAAGTAAAGGTTGTCTTTACAGTGATGACTGACTTTACACACTTAATACAAATCTACTGCAATCTGCTATTGACTGGAGCTACATTTTCCTGTATAGTGTGTGTCTAAATTAAGTAATAAAACAATAAGAAGAATAAACATGACTGTATTAATTTCAATTCTTGTATTTCTTATAGCTAGTCGAATACTAGACATAGTAGAACAAACCATATTAACCAAACGTGAGGTAAACAAAGATGAACAGTAAGAAGTCTTATTGTCTTGATGATTCAGAAACATATACAAACAAAGCACTTATTAGACGTAGATTCTATTTAAGTAAAGAAAGCTTAGATTACTTTGATGCTTTATGTGTTGCTAATAAAGAAACTCCTAGTGTGTTACTAGAGAAGTTAATTATTGGTTTAAAACAAAAACAGTCAAGTTGTGGAGAGGGCAAGGAATGATTGCCAAGTTATAGACAGGTTAGAGTGGTACTATAACAATAAATACTAACAATACGCCCTTACATCACTGTAGGGGTTTTTTAATTTAAGAGCCTAAAGGGGTATATATAAAAATGACAATCTATTTTGATGGTGCAGGTTTTGAAGCAGAGAAACTATGTGTTAAACAGTTTAATGGTGAGTTACTAACAACTACAGATTTCCAATATAAGGACATTGATTGTTTTGTAAGAACTAAGAAAGGTACACAATATACTGCTTCTGTTAAAGACCAACGTACTAGCACTAAACAAGGTTATACAACAATCCAACTAGAACTAGAGCAAGTGAACACAACAAATAATAAAACTTGTGTTGGTTGTTTTTATAAGAATGAATCAGATTTCTATTTTTGGTTGGTGGTGCATAATAATAAAGAACAATGGTGCATTATTAAAACAGAAGTATTAAAAGAATATGTTGCTAAGAATAAGAATACTTTAAAGACTTGGCAAACTAAGGAAGCAACAGAAGCAAAGAACAGAAGTTATAACCGTAAGTTTGACCGTTCTAAAGGCGTTATGATTGACATTAAAACATTAACCAAGTTAGGGGAAGTTAAACCCCTTTTATGCTAGTGAGGTGCTGAATATAGAATATGGCAAGAACAAAACAAAACAACTATAAAGAAATTAAAGACATTCCATTGCACGTATTTAGCAATAAAGAATGCACTATGACCCCATCTATAGAACTAAGAACATATTTAAATTATATGCAAGAAAATCACCCCAATGATTTAGATTATTTATGGCGTTATACACAACAATATACCAAACATGGAGGGTGTTATTATTTAACCTTTGCCAATTGGTTACATAAACTTAGACAAGATTTAAAAAAACAGGAGCTTAATACATAATGCAAGAAACAAAGCAGGTTTCACAACCTTTGCATATTGAAAATACTGTATTGGCTATGGGTAAGCATGATTTAAATATTAATAACGCTTTTACAACTTACAGAGAAATGAAACTAGACGGTGTTGTTTCAGGTAGTATGAGCTTCATTAAAGCAATTCTTTCTAAAGGTAACATTAAAATTGGCTACCATGAAAAAAGCACTGCAAAAGAGAAGAAAGTTATTGATGCTTTAAATCAGTCCTTAGACAATATGCAAGATTACGACAAGAAACGATTAGTTAGCAATTGGCTACAAATGTTAGATTATGGTTGTTCTTTAAATGAGGTAGTGTGCGAACGTAAGAATGGTGTTTTTGTATTTAAAACAATTTCCCCTATTCACTTAACAACAGTAAACAAGTTTGAAATGCAAGGCGGTTCATTAAAGAAACTAAAATTAGAACCTGCCGACAATGACGGATTAATTACTAATATTGGTAAAGCCCCTACTTCTGTTAATGGGGACAAGATTCTATTCTTTAGACTAGAGCCTGACGCTGATTTTCCATTAGGTAAGAGTTTATTATATGGTGCTTATACTGCTTGGAAGTCTAAAAAGATTATGCAAGAGTACGAAGCTATTGGTGTAGCTAAAAACCTTAGTGGTGTATTAGACGTTAAAGTACCAAGCACATATATTAATAAATACTTTTCAGACCCCGCAAGTGATGAAGCTATTTATGTAGACAACCTACTACGACAAGCAGAGAACTTACACGCAGGTAAAGGAAGCTATATTCTTTCATCTTCTGACACATCTCCAAACGGTGTACGACTATTTGAAGTAACTACTGTAGGCGGTAGTGGTGGTAATGCTCAAAACTATAACGTAGGACAAGCGATTGCACGTTACAACAGTGAAATGCAGTTAAGTTTACAATCTACTGTTTTGTCTATGGGTGTAGATGGTGCAGGTAGTTTAGCACTTTCTTCTGACATGGTTAATTTAATGACCTTGTTTATTGAGAACATTCAACAGACGATTAGCCAAGAGTTTAGAAAAGCAATTGTTATTGCATACAAACTAAATGGTTTAGATGTAGACAACATCCCTACTCTTGTTTGGGACAAGGTACAACCTCTTTCTTGGGATGAGTTTACTAAAGGTTGGCAACGACTTCTACAAAGTGGTGGTATTACTCCAACAGAAGATTTAGAAGCGTATTTCAGAACAACAGGAGAAGCACCTACAGCAGATTATAGTAAACCTCTTAATACTACTGTTAAAGCAGACCCTAACGACCGTGCAGGTGACAAGACAGGATGAAACTATTAAACCCTAGTAGTTTTGTTTCTCAAATGCGTTTAAATACGGGTGATTATTTAGAAGACGAAGAATACTTGAGTGATGCTATATATGTTCATTTTTATAATGAGAGTGGGCATAGCGTTATAGATGGAAGTATTTTAGCATTAGAAAGTATTATAAATAATATTGCCCTCACCCCTCAAAAGTGGACTATTGGAGATGCTAGCGAAACAGCACCCTTAGTAGAAACATTAACACAGAGGTTAGACGCATTAAAGAGTAAACAGAAGAATAATAAAGCCCCTATTATAATCAAAACAGACCGTAAGAATTGGGATGATTTTAATAAGGTGTTCGGTAAACAATATTAATAAGGACAATAAGACAAATGAGTAAATCTATTTTTGACCGCCTATTAGGTAGTGCAAAAACTAAAGCAACTAATAATAAATCAGTATTAGAAGAACAAGTTAAACAGAAATTAAAGGGCATTGTTTACGATGATGAATTAGTAAATGAGTTACTCCCTACTTTCGTTAAACTATATTCTGTAGATGGATTTTCTACCGTTGTAGAATTATTAGAAGCTAAAGAAAAACAACTCGAAACAGTAAGCGGTGGAGATTGGTTTAAACAAGAATCTGACCCATCAAACAAAAAACAAACAGACGCAGAAGATGAAGACGAAGAACAAGAATCTGATTCTGTAGATGACATTCTCAAAAACAAATATAAGGAATAACTTAAATGGCAGTATTAGCAACAATTAGTACACAAGAAGACTTCATTGTACAAATGAACGGTGATTATAACGTAGCATTCGATGAAGTAAGCATTACAGTAGCAGGTAAGAGTGGTGATGTTATTGCAGTAGGCAGTGCATTCGGTATTCTTGCTAAAGACAAAGAGGCAGGTGCTTCGTTCGTTCGTGTGATGGTACGTGGTAACCCTACTACAGTTAATGCTAAAGCACTTAACTTTAAAGCACTTAACGTAGCAACAACCACTACCGCCTTAGCTAATCAAGGCATCATTGTAGTAAACAAGTAATAATAACAAATAAGGAAAATATAATTAATGGCTATTTTAAATAACACACAAGTTGTAGACCGTACAAGTGCAATTGAACGCATCCCTTTTAAAAATGGTTTAATTGGTGCTTTGGAGCTTTACCGTGTTGAACAAGTACGTACAGACAACATCACTTTTGATGTACGAGAAAATACTTTCGCTGTACTAGATGACCACTTACGCAACGTAGCACAAAAGAACTCTACAGAAGATGCACCGTTTAAAATGCACACTCTACCTGTTCCACACTACCCAATCGTTAAAACTTTAGGTCGTGAGAAGCTTGCAGGTGTACGTGGTTTTGACAAAGAATCTGAGCAAATCATCGGACAAGCAATTGCAGACGAACTAGAGAAACAAGCAGAACGTCACGACTTGCACGAAGAATACCTAAAAGCACAAATGACCTTAAATGGTAAAGTGGTTACTACTAACTACGGTACTATTGACATGGCTACAGAGTTCGGTGTGAGCCGTCCTACTCAAGCTATTCGAGCTACTAACGTGCTAGAAGATTTACAAGCGGGTATGGCTAAATCTAAGAAAGGTCTTAAAACAGGTGGTCGTGTAGCAGGGTATGTATTGTTTGCATCTCCATCATTGTTTAATGCGATTATTCTTTCAGAAGACATTAAAACAGCTTACCAATTCTCACAAGCTAATGGCAACCCTTTACGCAATGAGTTAGGTTCTGTAGCTAACGGTTATACAATGTTCCGCTTTGGTAACGTAGACGTTATTCTTTATGATGATGCTTTCCAAGACAAAGAAGGTAAAGTACTTACTGTTTTAGCAGAAGGTAAAGGTGTTCTTGTTCCACGTACTAAACTAGGTGCTACTGTTTATGCCCCTGCTTCTACTCTTAGTGGTTTAGGTAAAGTTGGTAGTAAACGCTTTGCACAAACCTACCGTGATGCTAAAGACCGTTATATTGAGGTTGAATCTGAGCAATCTACTCTAGTAATCAATGAACAGTTTGGTGCTACCGTAGAAATTTCAATCGGCTAATGTAGCTTTTAGAGGAGGGGTGTTTAATACACTTCTCCTTTTTTTATTCTTAAAATAACCAACAGAGGAAGTATAACAATAAATGAGTTTTAACAGACAAACACCAAACAAGGCAATACGAAAGCCTAAAGATTTTACATTTCACATTTCACAAGAAGAACTAGAAAGAGGTGTACAAATACATTGCCCCCTTTCAATCAAGCAAGAAACATACTTAAACGACCATATTAATGACGTTATTGTTTGGGGAGGTTGTGCATCCGCAGGTAAAACGCAATTGTCATTGCTACAGCTAATGCTTGCAGGTATGTTCGACAAATATTATGTTGGTGGTATTGCACGACAATCCATTAAACAAATTAAAATGGCAGGTAGTTTATGGAGTACAGGTGTTAAACTCTATTCTCCTTATGGTATTAATTCTAACAAAACAGAAAATACTTGGACATTCCCAAGCGGTGCAGAGGTTAAATGTCACTACTTAGATGACAATACAGACGATTGGCACGGTTCACAGATGACGCAATGTTTAGTGGATGAAGCACAACAATGTAAAGAAGAAGATGTGTGGTTTTTAACATCACGTTTACGTTCTCAATCTAAACAGAAGCACCAACTACGTCTAACTTGTAACCCTCTAAATACTTCTTTCCTTTGTGAATGGTTAGTTAAAGGTGGTTATATTGGGGAAGATGGTTTCCCTGTTAAAGAGATGGATGGTAAGACTACTTACTTGTTACAAGTAGCAGGTGAATTAACTTGGTACAAAACACAAGATGAAATGATTGAAGCTGTAGGCAAAGAACATGCCGAAATGGCTTTAAAGTTTGTATTCTATTCTGCTAACGTGTATGACAATCCTTATGTTAGAAAATACTTACCACAATACGTACATAAGCTAGAGAACCAAAACGCTGTAAATAGAGCAAGGTACTTACTAGGTAATTGGTTCGTAAGAGAAGAAAATGATGGGTATATAGAACGAGAGTGGTTTAAAGAAATTGGATTAAGTGATGTGCCTTTTGAACTACCTACTATTAGGTCTTGGGACTTAGCATCTACTAAACCACATGCAGGTAATAAAGACCCCGATTATACTAGAGGTATTAAAGCCAAGTATAATAAAGACAGTGGAGAGTTCTATATTCTTGGTATGGAATCTACTAGAAATACTCCTGCAATGGTGCAAGCTCTAATTGAAAATACAGCTACAACAGACGGTAGAGATTGTTATATTTCTATTCCTGTAGACGCAGGGCAAGCAGGTGTTGTAGTAGCAGACCAAAAGAAAGCACGTTTAACTTCACTTGGATTTAAAGTTGTATTAGACAAACAAAGAACAGGTAAACTAGCACGTTCAGAACCTTTTTTAATTGCATTGCAAGAGGGTAAAGTCTACGTTGTTCGTGGTGTGTTCAGTAAAGCAGATTATGAAGAACTAGAATGCTTTGATGGTAAGAAGAATGCAGGAAAGCACGATGACATTTTAGACAGTATTGCATCCGCTTTTAACATTCTACGGTCTAACTCACTAATACCAACAATTAGAATCAACAGAGAGAAACTATTAAAAATGAACTTAGGAGGTAGAACTTTACTATGAGCGTTAAAGCATTATTTAGAACAGACGTAGCCTTTGTCGAAACATACAGCTATTACTTTGAGGGCAATCCTGTAGCATGGGTTACCCCTATAGCTTGGACAAAAGGCAACTTACAACCATACAAACAAGGCATTATGACCGACCTTACCAATGCAGGTTTAGTATTTACCGATTGGAGGGTGTTGTATATTAAGAACAAACCTAATTTAGATTATACAAACCGACCAACAGACCCAACACTAGCAAAAGGTCTAACATATTTCTATTATGGTGGTGCTTGGTATGCAGTAACAGGTGACCAAGATTGGAGAATGCAAGCTAGAGGTGTTAAACACTATAAACTACTTGCTGTAAAAGCTAAAGACACACCCGATGGACTAGATGCAAACCCCACCCCTGTAGCAGACTTAGTAGAGGGTTTCGAGCAGGTGGTAATAGAACTAGAGCAAGTAAACAAAACAGTTAAAGAGGTATTACAATAAGATGGCAACTAATCAAGATTTTAATAATCTAATTGCAAGAGTAGACGTAGCAACTACACAACTAGAGCTAAACGTAGCTACTCTAGCTGAATCGGGTGCAGACGTAGCACAATCAGTAACAGAAGCTAAAGGCTATGCTACAGATGCTAAAGCGTCTAAAGTAAGTAGTGAACAATCAGCTACTACGGCAACACAACAAGCTACAAAAGCCACTACAGAAGCTAATAAAGCTGTTAAAGCTGTAGAAGATGCAAAAGCATTAGCTCCTTTCAACGAAGCACCTAAAAACGGTCAAACTTATGGTCGTAAAAATGGTTTATGGAGTGTTGTAGAAGCTAGTGGCGGTGGTGGTGTAGGAACAGTAACAAGTGTTAATAACGTGCAACCTGATGCTACAGGTAATGTAACTATTAGCATCCCACAACCTGTAGAACAAGTTAATGCAGATTGGAATGCTGTAAACGGTAAAGCACAAATCTTAAATAAACCTACTATTCCTGTAGTGCCTACAAATGTTAGCTCATTTAACAATGATGCAGGTTACTTAAAGGATGCACCTAAAAACAGTAAGCAATACGCTAGAAAGGATGGTGCATGGGCAGAGGTAGAAGCTAGTGGTGGTGGTAACTTAGGTTATGCAACTAAAGAACCTGATTGGTATTATGATGGTGCTAGTGGCACTAATTGGTTAAAACAAAACCCTTTTGAGCCTATTCAATTGAGTAAGGTAGCATCATGGGTTACAGGTAACTATAAAATTGGTGCTGAATTAATGAATGCAGAGGGTTTAATTAAAATCCCTAGTGGTCGTTATTGGTTCACCACAACAGACTTTACAGTAGCACCCTTGCAGTCTACTAGAGGGTATATTGAAGTTATTGAAGTACCCGACAGCACATCTACAACCAATATACCTAAGACAGTTAAAGCTTATACATTAGATGCAAACAATGTAATCTTAGGCGAATACAGACTAGACAAAAATGGTAAGTTTACACCTTTAAATATGTCACCACGTAAAGTAGGTAATGAACAGTTTGATGCAGATGTAACAGCGCAAACTTTAGGTATTGCTGAATTGTTTACAGGTATGTTATGGAAAGGTGCTTTCGGTGCATCCTTAAAAATCCTAAACAAAACTAATGGTATTACAGCACCCGATTCATTACCTATAGGCTTATATAAGTTTGTACAAGATTCTGACATTGGTGGTACAAGCTCAAGCACACCATTCTTAGGTAGACAAGGTATTATTCTAGTATTAGAGTTCCTACCAACTATGGGAGCTACTAGAACAGGAGCTACAGCTAATAAACAAGTGTTAGCAATGTCTTGGAAAGGCACTACAGGCAGTGACATTATGTTTCACGTATGGACAGGCGACAAACAATGGATTAGTAAATAATGATTGAATCTGTAGAACTTATAACAATTGTAATAATGGCTGTAGTAGGGTTCATAGCTTGGTTAATACAACTAAAGCTTAAACAGATTGACAGCATTAATGACAGAGTAACTACAATAGAAACTAAACTCGATGTAATGGGTGACATTAACACTTCATTAGCAGAGTTAAAAACAGATGTAGCTGTAATTAAACATAGACTAGAGGGTAAGTAGTAAGTTACTAAGCAACTAAGTAAGCAATAAATAAGGGTAGTAATGGTGGTTAATAGCTTCTGTTACTGCCTTTTATTATGTTATAATATAACATATATAGAGGTATAATACTTCTTGATGCTGTGGAACATAATCGTGGAACATATATAGGAGAGTATTTCATTAGAGAGTTTAAGGTAAGTATATAATATATAATAATAAAGTGTTTATTAGGTTCTTATAAATGTTGTGAATAATACTCTTAAAATAATGGGTAGTTGTTAAGGACTTTTGCGATTTATTTTTCAAGTAGTTTTTAGTAATTTTACAATTGATTTTACCAATAATATTAATCGAAAATACCAATAACAATCCTCAGAAATACACTCACAAATCCTCTAAAAAATCAATAGGAAGTTACAATTTTTAACAAACTTGACAAACGCTTTGAAATATGATTCATAGAGTAACTTCACAATCTCATTCAGACTGTAGAGTAATTGTCAAGGCTTTATTGTGAAAATATTGTGGGGAGGTTGGAGGGTGGTTCATAGAGTTTATTGAAAGTCCAATCGAATAATCCTATTAAAAACTCTTTGGCATTTTTTCTTTCAATAGGTGGGGGGAGATGATTCTCTTTACATTCTTAGAATAATATGGTAGGAGTTTGTTCAATAGAAAAATACAATTAAAATAATTTGTTTGGCGTTATTTCCAATGACTTCTTTTCATACCCCCCTTGTGTGTGCTAGTCCCCGATTCTGATTAATGCTACTAGGTGCTACTAGATTGCTATAAAGGACATTACAAGGTTATTAACAAATACACCTACAAATATACCCCCTTTAAATAGCTCTAAAACCCCCTTAAATAGCTCTTTTAACCTTTACCCATACAACTACACCACTAATGGCTATAACATGCCTAAAACAGCCTAAATAAGCCTATAAACGCTATACGCAATAAGGAATGAATAAACGATGAAGAAACCAATTAAGACAATAGAAAAGATTAAAAAGAATATTGATGTTATTAAGGACAATAAAAGTGTTGTCACTACTGACATTATTAAACCTTTAATCAAACAATACACACCATTAGCCACTATTATTATTTTAGTGTTGCTGATTGCATTAGTTGTACTTGCACCACAAGTAGTATTAGTAGATTTAATTATTATTATTAAGAGTGTGCTACAGCTACTAACATTAATAACTGTTTAAGAACATTAGAGAAAGAGTGTAAAAAAGATGAATGATTTAGATTGGATTATAGAAGCAAAGAAACATATTGGAGTTAAAGAGGTTAAAGGTACTAACACTTCTAAAGAGATTGAAGCATGGCAAGAGTATTTATTGAATACCCCTGTTAAGAAAGGACATTGGTTATACGGTGTAGCTTGGTGTGGTACGTTTGTTGCCTACTGTCTAAAGAAGAACAACATTGCTATTCCTAAGCATTGGTATAGAGCTTTAGATTATGTCAATGCAGGTGCTAAACTCACTAAACCTTGTTATGGTTGTGTAGCTGTTAAGACTAGAAATGGTGGTGGTCATGTAACATTTGTTGTTGGTAAGAATAAAGAGGGTAAGTTAATCTGTCTTGGAGGTAATCAAGGTAATTCTGTTTGTTATGCTACTTATGATGCTTCTGTATTCCAAGAATTTAGATGGTATGGTAAGACTAATACACCATCACAAAGTAGGTATGACTTACCTGTATTAAATGTTAAGAGTGGTGCTATAGTTAAAGAGAGTTAATATTATAGGCAATAAAAAAGGAGAGGTATATTTTACTATACTTTCTCCTAATCTATATTTAATTTTTTATTTAATTAATTGCACATACTTATTATGTTCCTCTTGCTCATAATCATTAACAATAAGGCATCCTCTTATAGCAACTAAACACACTAGGAATAGGCATAAAAACAATACTGTATTCTTAATCATAACTTTTCATCTCCTCTTTATTGGTTGCATAGGTGATTACTTTACCATCTAACCATTCTTCTAGCAAGGTTCTCATTCTTGAACAAGGTATGTATAGGTCAATTGGTCGGTCTTTGCGAATTGCTGAACGAAATAACCACTGAATAAGGGTATTTAAAGCATAGTGGTCTTGGCTGAACCTAAAACCGTTATGTGAAGCACATTTAACAAAGTCAGGTTGCATATATACATTAACTAAGAAAGCTAAATGGTCTGCATTGTCATAATCGTTAGTTGCTTTAGTATTAAATGGAATCCAAGAAGCACCAAAACGATTACTACGTTGTGAGCCTTTACCTATAGCTACAGAATCATTCTTAAAACAAGTCCATAGTCTACGCTCTACAGGAATTTTGTCTTTTTGCATCCATAAGTTAAACAATTTATTGTAAAAGAAGTTACAAATGTTTGGGTATGCTACAGCTTTAGTCCCATTAGCATCTGCTTTATAGTATGTTGAAGTAAGCACTTTATACTTTCCATCTGCTACCATAGTTTTAGGGTTACGTGGCACACCAACACTATTCATCTTTCTGTCTTGGTTAATATTGATTAGGTGCTTAATGTCCTGAACAGTCGTTCCAAAGTGTTCTACGTGTGGGTTAATCCCTTGCTGTTGTAGTGTTAAGTCGAACATACTACCTTTATAGTTGTAAGTCATAATAATAGTCTTCTTAAACAAAGAAAGAATAGACGCATCAAACTTAGTAACTAGACGATTACCAAACTTATAGACTAATCCTTTATTGCAAGCATTAGCAATATACTCATACCGTGTACCCTCTGTAGTGTCTTCGCCCTCTTGCACTCTACCAAAGTTTTCTTTATGAAAGTGAACAGTAACACCATCTTCATTTAAAGACAGG